ACCCCCCCCCCCCCCCCCTGAAAGGAACCCACCATGACCGATATCAGCATCTTGACCGCCAGCGGCCAGCGCATCGCCGCCATCGTCGACCAGATCAAGACCGTCCGGCAGCAGTTGCAGGCTGATGCCGCCGGGCACGAGGCCGAGAAAACCGCGCTCGCCGAAAAGCATGCCCAGGAGCTGGCCGAGATGACAGCTCGGCATGCAATGACGGCAACCGACCTCGCGGCGTTGGATGCCGGGTACACCGATTTTTTGTCGACCGTCCGGGCGCTGCCCGAACACCTGGCGTGACCATGAGCGCCGTCAACGGCGGCCCCAACCTTGGAACACGTGCCATGAACATTTCGTCTATCGGAATCCAGATCATCCAGGCGTTCGAAAGTTGCGACAAGCCGGCCGGAACTGGCCAGTTCACGACTTACCGCGACGAGGTGGGTGTGCTGACGATTGGCTGGGGGTCGACGCTGGTCGATGCGCCGGATCTCAAGGACGGCGATGTCTGGAGCCAAGCAAAGTGCGATGAGGTGTTCGCCTCGTCCTTGGCCCGGATCTATGTGCCCCACGTGCTGAAGTGCATCGGCGACCGCGTAGTGACGCAATCGCAGCTCGATGCCCTGGTGAGTTGGACCTACAACACGGGCGGCCCGACGGGCTCTCAGGTCTGGGTGGCCGTGCGTGAAGGGCGGCATGCGGATGTGCCCGCGCTACTCGCCCGCTGGAACAAGGCCGGCGGCCGCGTGCTGGCGGGCCTGACGCGGCGTCGGACGTGCGAGGGGCAACTCTATGCCGGCAACATCAACGGCGCCATGTCGACGGCTGAAGTGTATGGCGCGGCACCGTCGCCGACCGCCAAGGCCAGCGTTCCGAAGCCGTCCGCAACCGACATCGTGAAGGGCGCTCGCGCCACGACGAAAGCCGTCGTCACGGCAACGGCAACGGCCGGGGCAACGCATGCGGTCAATGCGCCGCACAATGTCGTTTGGGCGATCGTGGTCTTTACCGCGGTTGCCCTGGTTTTTGCCGGCGTCGAATGGGCGCGTCAATCAAGGAGCTGGGCATGAACGTTCTCCCGGACCTCGGCGGGTTGGTCGGGGCAATTTTTGGTGGTCCTGTGGGGGCGGCGATTGGTGAAAAAGCCGGCGAAGTGGTGGTGGATGTCACCACGCCGGCCGCACTTCCTGCGCCGCCGGCCAAGCCGCTCGTTCAATCGAAGACCGTCTGGTTCAACCTCGTGGCAAGCCTTGGGGTGGCCATCCTGACATGGGCGGCCGGGTTCGACTGGTCGCAAATCATCAGCCCGAGCGGCGCCGTGATCCTGGTGGGCGCCATCAACATTATCCTTCGCACGGTTACCAGCCAGCCCATCGGAGCGCCCAAATGAGCGACAATGCTGATTTCACTCTTGGCACAGTCGTCGCCCGGCTTGACGCCCTCGACGCCGAAATCAAGTCCCTGAACGCCAAGTTCGACGAGCACGCCAAGGCGTTTCAGCTTGCCAGCGAGGCGGCGGCGGCAGAAGCGGCGGTGAAGCGGGTCGCCCTCACCGTGGGCGGCTGGGTGCTGACGGCCATTTCTGGCGTGGCCGGCATTGTGGGGGCATTTGCCATCCAGCACTGGCCGTGGCTGACGTCGTTCTTTGAGGCGCCGAAACCGCCCCATTGAGTAAAGACCTTCGGTTTCCTTTACTCGACGCTTGAACTTGTCAAAGACCCTCACATATTGAAAGCCGCCCCGGCCGAAGCCGGGGCGGCTTTTGTTGTGTCTGGGACGCCGAAATCCGGTTTACAATCGATCGCTAAGTCATTGACTCTTGGTGATGCCGGTTTACAATAACATATAGCGAATTCAATTAAAAAGAACGGACTCTTAATCAGCGGGTCGTAGGTTCGAATCCTACTGCGCCCACCAAATATTTCAAAGACTTAACCCGTAAAAACTCGCACCATCTCGACCGGTTTACAGCTGGTTTACAGACGGTCGTTCCGGCGGCGTTCCAATTTGGCGACTGCGTTGATCGCCAATTGCGGGTCGCGCGACAGGTAGTGGGCGTCGAGAATGGCCCTCACCGTCTCCAGCGACAGACCGGTGAAAGTGGCAATCTCAGCTTCGGTGGCGCCGGCAAGCGCCAGGCGCGTCACCGCGGTGCCGCGCAGGTCGTGAAACGTCAGGTCGGTTATGCCGGCAGCCGCGCAGGCTTTGCCCCATGACGAACGAAAGCCGTCGCTCGTCCAGGGCGTACCGTCGGACGTGAGCAGGATCTGCGGCTGGGTCCGCTTCATGGAATCGAGGCGTTCCTTGAGCGGCTGCCCGACGGGCACGACGACGCGGGAGCGGGTCTTGCTCTGGCGGAGCCGAATGGTCTTTCCGTCATAGGCCCGCCACGTCAGGCGCAGCAGGTCGCCCTGACGTTGGCCCGTCCATAGGGCCATGATCAGCGGCAAATGCAGGTGCGCCGGCGCGAGATCAAGGAACCGCGCTTCATCGGCGTCGGTCCAGATCTTGTCCGACCGATCAGCCTTGTAGAGGCGCCCCGCCTTTTCCAGTGGATTGACGGTGATGAGCCCGCGCTTCAGGCTCCACGACAAGACCCGGCCGAAGACGGAGAAGATATAGTCCGCCTGTCGGTTGCCGCGCGGCATCAGCTTGTCACGCCAGTCGAGAAAAATGGCGCGCGTGCGCTTGTCGACCAGCGCGGCAATGGGAAAATCGCCGAACTCCTTCTCAATCAGCTTGATGTGCTTGATGTAGTCAGACCTGGTCTTCCCGGCCAGGGTCGTGAATTCGGCGGCCTGGTAGCGATCGAGCAGCTGCTGCAACGTCCCGCCGGATCGCTCGGACTGCTTGCCTGCAGCGGCAAAGGCGGCGACGAATTCGGGCGTACCCGGTTCGGCATCGATTTTCGGACCGCCCCGCCAAGCATAGTAGTAGGTGCGGACCTCGCCGGTGGCGAGGCGCTTGTTGACCCGATGCAGCCCCTTAAGCGCGATCCGCGTCACGGCCAGCCATCCATTTATCGAGAGCCGACGTCGGCTCTGGGCGCGCCACCTCGGCAGCCATGATAGTGATGCTGCCATCGGGCGCAATGCCGACACGCCCGACGGCGATGCCGGCCGCAACCGCGGCCTTGATGGCGCGGGTCACGTCGCTCTGACGAAACAGCTTCGGCGTGCGGCTCAAGATCGGCCGTTCTGGGGTGTTGTGGCTGGCCTTGGTCATGACACCCCCTGCAAAAGTGCATGCAGGAAATCCGAGATGGGTTCGGCCCAGAGCGTGATCGCGAGGCCAAAGACAGCCAGCGCAGCAATGGTACTGGCTTCAGCGATGAGGTCTCGCATCACGCGTCCTCTTTCGCGGTAATGAGATGCGCGATGATTGCACCGGACCAACCGGTGATCTGCTCACGGATAGCCTTGATGATCTCGGCATCTGCCCAACAACGAGCCGTATCGTCCCACGGCGCAGTGGCATTGTTCGGCCCGAATTCCTCGTCTTCACCGAGTTCTAGCCGCTTCCAGACCCTGAAACGAAATGCATCCTTGCGACGCGTGCCGACAAGAATGTCTATCACTCGAAAGGTCTCCCCTTCGCCGGAAACCATAAGCATGATCTCATCTAAGACACCAAAGACAGTCTCGACATCCTCGATGCAATGAGCAGTCTCAATACCGGTAAACGACAGAGTCGAATTTGCAGTTCGTGCGTTAGCGAGGCTTTGGTAGCGGGTGTGCATGTTCATGGGGGAGACTCCCGAGCCGCGGTGTGCGGCTGGGCAGAATATTGCCATATGGCAAATATGCCAGCAAGCGCAATTTTGCTGTTTGGCAAATTTTTATGCGGACAACTCAGTTTCGAGAATGTAGGTTGAATTTGTAAATGAGAGCGGCCCCCACAATCAGGAACATGCCGAACCCAAAATCAGCTGGGCCGCTGGAATTTAACTCTTTAATGCCAGCTAAAATCGCTCCGCCGCCAACGCCGGCTAATATCATAACAACGATACTGACAATTACTCGGACAAACGTTCGCATGTATGACCTACATGTCTAGCATGGTTTTTTTTACGCGGCCGATAATAGCCGGCATTTGGTTGCCGTCGGTAAATATTGGCTCGTGTACAGGATTTGTAGAAACTGGTTCAAACCGGATTGGGGAAGATCTAAAACGTTTGTAAGTTATATTGCCGTTCCCGTCCCCGATAATATAGCAACCGTTAAGAATAAGCTTTTTGTCCCTGCGGTCTACAAGAATGATGCTTCCCGGCGGCGAAATCCGATCCATTGAATCACCCTCAACACGCAACGCAATCCAATCCCCACGCGGGAGGTCGTTAATGGTCATCGTCCCCGCGACGTCCTGGGCAAGGTCTTCTCGCGAAAAAGAACCCGCGCTCACCCATGAGACGATTGGAACAACAACGGAGTGCGCGTCATCGTCATTGGGTAGCGTCCCGTCCATAAGTTCCGAAAACGAGATCCCATAGATGTCCGCCAGCCGTTGAACCTCATGGGCTCTGGCCTCGCGCTTCCCAGATTCAATCCGCGAAAGTTGGGACACAGATAGCGGCACCTCGGGGGCGACCGCCTCCAAAGTGAGATCCAACGCTTTGCGAGCCGCGCGTAGTCGCCTACCAATCATTCGACTATTTTCCTTGCCAACTGGCAAATATCCATAGCCATATGGCAAAAAGCGATTGACAGAGGTATTTGCCATATGGCAAGTTCTGGTCATGAAGCTCGAAACCTTTCTCTCCACTCGCGACCTGAAGCCATCCGCCTTCGCTGAGATGGCCGGGCTCCCTGCGTCGACGATCTCGCGCATCTTGAAAGGCGAGAGATCTCCCGGGCTGAAGGTGCTCTCGAAGATCATGGCCGCATCAAATGGCGCGGTCACAGCCAACGATTTTCTTCAGTCCATCCCGACAGCCGAGGAGGCAGCATGATCAGCGCTATCGTCTTCGTTGCATGCCTCTGGCTCCTCTTTGCTCTTGCCGTCGCGCTGGCTGGTGCCGGCATCGGGGCGGCCACGACCATTCGGCGCGACACGCGCCGTCCCTGAGCACCGGGGCATTTCCCTGATGCAGCCCTCCTTGGGCGTTTCCTCCCTGACTAGCGCCGGTCTCGAAACTCTCGGGACCGGCACCCTTTCCAGCGAAACTACAGCGGAGTCATTCGGAAATGTCTGTCTTGTATTCCGAAAATTCCGAACCGGTGGTGGTGGCCAGTATGATGGCCGGCCGGCTGGTTCGCGCGGAGGCGGAACGCTCGGGCAGGACGATGCGCGAGGCGGCCGGCGTGGTCGCGCGACGCGCCAAATCGTCGGCGTCTGCATTGCTCGCGCTCATCTATTCGCCGCCCAAAGACATTGGCGCCCGGTTCTTCTTCGCGCTCGCGGACGACTTCGAGCGGTTCGTTCGGAGTGAAATCCGCACATTGGAGGCTGAGCTTGGATCTGCTCACGACAGCCTGGGTGCTCATCCTGGCGAAATTAAAGAGATTGAGACGACGCTTCAGGCGCTTCGGGCGCGACTGAAGGTGCGTTCATGACGATCACCCGGAACGGCAGGAAGGTCGATCCGGTGCAGCAGGGCGGCGCCACTGGCCTGGCGTCGCCCATCTACCTCGAACTCCCGGCGCCGCCGTCGGCCAATCGCATCTGGCGCAACACGGCCGACGGAACCCGGAAATCCAAGGCCTATGTCGACTGGCTCGGCCACGCGGGGTGGAAGCTCCGCTCGCAGGCGCCAGGCCAGATGCTCGGGCCTGTCCTCATCATCGTGTCGGTCGAACACATCAAGACCGCCGATATCGATAATCGCATCAAGGCTCTGTTCGACCTTCTGGTCGACGAGGGCGTGATCGAGGACGACCGCATGGTCGTCGGCTTTGCTGCGGCCTGGGCGCCGGCCGCCAACAAGATGGCCCGGCTGATGATCCTGCCGGCAGCGAGCATCGCAGTTCAATTCCAGCTTGCCCCTGACGGCGCGCACGGCGGCTGGTTCCTCTCCAATGCGCCAAACCCGGAGATATCAGATGGCAGTCCTATCGCTCAAGAACGTCCGGACGATGACGGCTGACCAGCCGCCACGCGTCCTCATCTACGGCACCCCCGGCATCGGCAAGACGTCGCTGGCGGCAGAATTCCCGGCCCCCTTCTTTCTCCAGCTGGAGGACGGCGCCCCGGCTGGCGTGACGATGCAGGGCTTCGGTCGCGAGGAACTCGGCACCTTCACCGACGTGATGTCCGCCTGCCAGCAACTGCACGAACAGGAGCACGATTTTCGGACGATCGTCGTCGACAGCATTACCGAATTGCAGCGGCTGATCTTCGCCGAGACCTGCGAGCGCGGGGACGAGAAGGGCAATGCCAAGCAGAACATCGAGGACTTCGGCTATGGCAAGGGCTACGTCTATGCCCAGCGCATCGCGCAGGAGTTCATCGACGGCATCAACCTGTTGCGGCGCGACCGGGGCATGGGCGTGGTGCTGATCGCCCACAGCCATGTCGAGCGCTTCAACGATCCCGAGAGCGTCTCCTATGAGCGCTACGAGATCGACCTGCACAAGAAGCTCGTCGGCGCGATCGAACGCGACATGGATGCCATCCTGCTCTTGAAGAAGCCGGTCACCATCAAGACCGAGGAAGAGGGCTTCAACAAGACGCGCGCCCGGGCCGACGGTTCGGCCGATCGTGTCGTGATCCACACGGCCGGCAAGCCGGCGTTCGTGGCGAAGAACCGCTACCTCATGCCGGCGACGATCGAGTTCAAGCCCGGCCGCGGCTATGCCGAGCTCGCGAAATTTTTCCCCGGCGCATCGGCGCCGGAGCCCGAAACCGTCAAGGCGGCCTCTCGCGCTGCCCGTGCAGCTTAAGGAGCTGACCCATGGCCGCATTCGACGAAGACTATCAGGCGCCGACCGAAGAGCCGGAAGGCCGCGATTTCGACCCGCTCCCGGCTGGCGACTATATTGCCCAGATCATCGACTCCGAGGTTGCCGATACCAAGACCGGCAACGGGAAGAAGCTCGCGCTCACCTGGGAAGTGACCGTGGGCGAGTTTGAGCGGCGCCAGTTCTGGCAGAACATCAACTATCGCAACGCCTCGCCGAAGGCACAGGAGATCGGGCGCCAGCAGCTGGACGAGGTGACCTGGTCGACGGGCGTCACCCGACTGACCGAGACGGAGGACCTGCACTTCAAGCCGTGCCATGTACGCCTGAAGGTCGTCCCGCCGCAGAATGGCTATGCCGCCAAGAACGAGGTCGTCGCGGTCAAGCGCCTTGAAGCTGGCGCACCGGCTCCGCGGCAAACTCAGGGTCGCCCGGCTGCGGCCGCGCCCTCGCGGCAGACTGCTCCTGCGCCGACAGCCCGCACCGGCGGCAGCGACCGCCCCTGGCCGAAGCGCGCCTGATCAAGCTGCCCGGCGGCCGTGGCCCTGAGAAAGCGGGCCGCCGGGCTTTCCCCCACACTCGTCCAATGGACGTCGCACGAGGACCGTGACGATGAACGATATAGCCATGTCTAGCAATGCCGAGGCACCCGTTGTGCCCGTTCCTGCGATCAAGGGGTTCGACAAGAACCTGAAGTGTCGCGATTTCCAGTTTGAGATCGGCGCGACATACTTCCATCAGGGTACCGTGAAGGCCTGCGAGAGCGGCTTCCGCGTGATCACCGCTCACCCGCTGGCCGTGTTCCAGTATTACCCGCCGGCCGGCTCGCGGTTCTGCAGGGTCGAGATCCGCGGGGAGATGCATTCGGACGACAACGAAAAGACGGCCGCCGAAATCCTGAGCGTCGGCCGTGAAATCGGATTGTCGGAATTGATCCAGGATGCCGTGAAGTGGGTGTCCGATCGGGCAAAGCCCGAAGGCGAAGTTGCCACCGGCTATCAGGGCGCGGCCAGCTCCACCGGCGATCAGGGCGCGGCCAGCTCCACCGGCACTCGTGGCGCGGCCAGCTCCACCGGCGATCAGGGCGCGGCCAGCTCCACCGGCTATCAGGGCGCGGCCAGCTCCACCGGCGATCAGGGCGCGGCCAGCTCCACCGGCTATCAGGGCGCGGCCAGCTCCACCGGCACTCGTGGCGCGGCCAGCTCCACCGGCACTCGTGGCGCGGCCAGCTCCACCGGCGATCAGGGCGCGGCCAGCTCCACCGGCTATCAGGGCGCGGCCAGCTCCACCGGC